GTCTTGTAGGACTTCATCACAGAATCAGTTTCTTCTCGGGAGTGGTGATACCACCAAACATTTCACTATACTTGTTTTTTACAGTGGGGTCAACTGCTGCGATATAAACAATGAAGTTCTTTGAGACTTCAATCTCAGGTTCCATCTTATCAACCACAGTTGCCCAAGGAATAAATCCAACACTCTGCTGTTGAGGAATACAGACTAGTCCGTTCCTTACAGTGACACTTGCGGCGTTCTCTTCAACAATCTCAGCAACGATCTCTTCGCCAGTGCTGATGCGTAACAGTTTTACATTCATTTTAGTTCCTCATAGTATTTGATTAGTCTAATAACTTGTTTCCTGTCAGTTCCACAGGGAGCATTCCTCAAGCAAATAAGGACAAGTTCCCTATCAGAAATGAGAGGTTTTTGTGACCATACAATTTTATCACTCATTGAACTGCTGCTCTAATGTAGTGCTTATATGGTTTCTGGTCTGCCATCTTACCATTCTCATAGGTAGAGGAGTCACCATATTCCTTGTGGTCCTTGTATCCCACCATCTTACCTTTGGTATTTTGTATGGCAGACATAAATGTAACAAATAGGAATACACTTGGGGCACCAATAATCAGTGCTGCTCCAAATACATATCCTGCAAGGAATTCTGCAATCGTGTGATTAGCAGTCCAGGCAAATTCGGTTTGTGTCAAAAGTTCAATCATCAGAATCCTCCGCCTTTACTTTTTTTCTTTTTAAGATGGTTTTTCATATCTGTTTTTGATTCGGAAAGAATCTCTTTCAATCCTTCTTCATCATAGTGATCACAGAGTTGAATCATGCGATCCAGAGCATATTGGAACTGAGACCCCTTACTCATTTTACTGAGTAGATAATGTGCTACATCATACCTCAGTTCTTCTAACTCGTTCTTGTTCATTTGAACTCACACTCTATAAGATAATCATAAGCATTTTTTACACCATATTTGGTATCTCCTAATCTACTAATCCCAATGTTACATCCATCACACAACCACCCTCTAAATTTATTAGTTTGATGGTCATGGTCTAAGACAAATTTTGTGGTTGGTTTTTTACAACAATCACAAACATTTGGTTTCGGTGGAGCATATTTTCTCAAATCAGAAGTGATTTTGTTTACAATCTTTTCACAAGATTTGCAAATAGTATAAACTCTTTGTTTAGTTTTACCTTCACCTCTAATACGAAACTCAGATATTGGTTTTGTATTATTACACTTTGGACAGTGCTTCATCACTTGAACTCACACTCCACCATAATTTCAGTCATTGCCGCCAATAGATTTATTTCTTGGTCCGCCACAAATGCCGACTGGTACTGATACTTAGCAACAATGAGAACAGCAGCAGCAATGGAAGGACCATCCAGAACTTCATAAAGAGCATCATAAGCACGACGCAATAATACATTAGGATCATTGTCCAGATTAGAAACGATCCACTTACGAACCTCCGTAAAGTTTTTCTCCTTAAGATTCTTGACCAGATCATTTACTGCGATATCCCCAAACGACGCAAGGATCCCCGAATCAATCTTACCAGCAACGGAGTATCGCTGACACTCATTGAGGACTCGTCTCCAGTCTGGGAAGTGCTTTCCGATGAGTTCAATGAGTACTTTGTTGTCGTACTCGATGCCTTCACCTGTGAGGATTTCTTGAAGTCTAAGGAAGAAACCGTTGGCAATCTTTGCTCGTTCTTTTCCCTTGATCCCGAACTCAACCACTGCACATCTGGAATGGAGTGGTTCAAGGATTTTGTTCTTGTAGTTACAGGTGAAGATGAATCTGCAGTTGCTAGCAAACTCCTCAATAAACGCCCGTAAGCAGAGTTGTACATCATTGGACGTATTATCTGCCTCATCAATGATGATGACTTTGTGTTTTGAAGTAGCTTGAAGCGATACGGTCGAAGCAAAGTTCTTCGCATTGTTTCTGACAGTATCCAAGAATCGCCCTTCATCGGATCCGTTGATGACATAAAAATCTACTCCTAGTTCGTTACACAGTGCCTTTGCTACTGTGGTCTTGCCGATACCAGGAGGACCCGCCAGTAACATATTGGGAATCTCACCCTTATTTAGAAAATCTTGGAACATTTTCTTGGTCTCTTCAGGAAGAATACACTCCTGAATAGTCTTTGGTCGATACTTCTCGACCCAAATAAAATCACTCATAATCATTCCAAAGGACGGATAAATTCATGTGAAACAAGATCAGTTGCCTTCAATTGTTCCTTCATATATTCTACACCAATACTTGGCATAGCGGTATCCCCACATGTAAATACATCACACACTGCCATTCCCTTCTCGGGCCAAGTGTGAATACTAATGTGGGATTCTGCGAGCAGTGCAAATCCAGTCACACCTTGCGGTTCAAACTTGTGAACTGCCAGGTGCAGTAGAGTTGCCTTACACTCATTTGTTGTGCGATACAGGAGTTTTCTAATGAACTCCTCATCATCTAACAACTCAACAGAGCATTCTTTTAAGGTAAAGAGAATATGTTTCATCCATATACCCACTCAGGTTTACGTTCAGGGATGCGAAGGTAGTTGTCCTTCACCCAAGGTTTAGATGCAATATACAATTTATATGCAGTAAAAGTATCTATTGAATCATCATACTTCCACTCATCAGGCATAGCACGAGAGAAGTTCTCTGCCATTCCCCAACAGACAATGGGTTGATCTGTCTTCTGATGAAAGATTTTCTTTGCTTCAAACAAGGTCTTAGCACATGTATGTACCTTACCATATCGTTGAGTATACTCTTCTGCCATAGCACACCCATGTTGAATCAACCAAGCAGTATTATAGATTGATGCTGCTGCCCATTTAGTAGAAGGGTGATTGCGAAATGCACCTTTCTCTGTAGCGTATGGAGCACCATTTGCCTTTGGTAATGTGCCCCAGTCGTAATACCAGTGAGAGTATATGATGGCAAGCATCTGACAGGATTCCAAAGGCATCTTGACGATATGCTTGTCAGGCAGGACCCTTGCGGAAAGCATAGGATCCTGACAAGTTGCAAAGATATTCATAATAAATGTGTTAGGGAAATCACTAGTAGGAATGATATCATAGTAACAACATCCCAGGATTTTGTCCGTATAAAGTAAGGAATCGATATACTATCTCCAAACATTTGGAGACCAACACCGATAGTTGTATTTACATGGAGAATAATAAAATAGGCAATGATTACAAGACCACTACCTATGATTCTCATAGGGACATCAGCCAAACGTTGAGTCGGGTTCAAGTGCGATAAAGTATGTCAGATTGAAGTTAGTATTGACGAATCGTGCCAACAGTTTCTGGGAGATGACAACCTCATATGTTCCAGGGAGAATCTTGATATTCTCAACCTTGAAGTTGAAGTTGAACTCCTGATCGGTCAGACCGACATTGATAGAGTATTCGTTGGAGGTGTCATTCTTCTTGTCACGGACAACCAGTTTGACCACACCTGCTTCACCAACTGCCACCAGGTCAGGTAGTTGATAGACCGCAGACGCCTTCAGGAGCGACTGCAACTGAGTGCTATCAAGGTTGAAGCAAACATCCTCTGTGGGCAGTGCAATGGACTTCTCAGGGGGTGAAACAATCACGCTAGGGTCTGCAAAGAAGTATTTGGTCTTGCGGTCCTTGCCTTCACGGATGGTCAGGTTTGACTCGTTAGGGAACTCAAGATCGGGATTGTCATGCAGGGTGACACCATTCAGAAACTGAACCAGGTCATAGATTGCAAAGTCCTGAGGGATCTCTTCTTCGATCTCTGCCTCTGCCAGGATGTTCTTCATCACAGACATGGTGCGGAGAGTGTTGCCCTTCTTGAATGCAATGGACTGGTTGATAGAAGCAAAGTTCTTGAGAAGGTTGACAGTTTTTTCAGACAGTTTCATAGTCATTGATTGTAAGTTTCACGTTTGGAGTTCTTGTCATTGAAGTGCATCAGAAGCACAGCATAGTGCAGGATCTTCATAATGTCACGGCGGGCAGTGCCCTTCTTATCGTAGCGAGAGGCATACTTGAGGATGTTGGATCGGCAGAATGCTTCACCATCACCACATGCTTCAATCAGATCAAGTGTCTGAATTTTATCATCACCAGCAGAATAGTGCTGGTCATATGTTCTAACAATATAGTCAGTCAGTTCCTTGAGGATTGCTTCCTCACTGTATTTGTATCGAGTGTTTTCAGTCATAGTAATGGTATCTTCCACAAAGGGGGATATTCTATCAATATCATTACGATCATGCTCGTAATAATACTTAGAGTGTTCAGTCATTTCATCATAAAGTAGGGACCAAGCATTTGTCATTATATCAGATTGCCTTAGTGTTGTCAATTGTGTAAACACGCTCTCCATCTTCATCTTCTGACGAGATGGCGAAGTCAGCATCAACCTTGTCATACAGTTCCATGAATGCCTGCTTAGTTTCATCATCGAAGCGATTGACGCAGACTTGGATTGCCTTTGCCTTATCAGCAAAAATACTGTAAGCACGGATGATGTGGACCAGACGACGAGTGGAGATGATCTCTTCGATACCACCATCATAGAAGGTCTTGCGGATAATGTCACCCCAATCTACCAAGTGCTTACAGAAGTTAGGAGCAACCACATTAAGGTCCCGTGCCACATTCTCAAGGATTTTTTGCTCAGTCTTGACGCTAGGATAAGACTGCTCAAAAGTTACTGGGAATCGCTCAAGGAATGCTTCGTTGAGCAC